TAGGGAACATCCTAACCGATTTTGGACCCGCGCGCTATAGATATCTATTGGCCCATGCCTCCCAGCCAGCCGAGTATCGAAGGCTGTACGACGCCTCTTGCCGCGCCTATCCCGCCTCGCCGCGGCGGGCTCGATTGAGTGGGTCGGAGTGGATCTTCCACGTGTCGATAGAAAAAGTTTTGACCGTTTGGACTGCGATACGGGGAGGGTGTGATGGTGGTCGACCTCCCGAACCAGCCATCGACCTTTGGTGGGACGCCAACCGAGCGGTTGTGGAAATAGGTGGCGCCGCCGGTCGGATCCCGCATGGTTCCGCCGAGTACGCGGTCCGCCACATAGCCAGCCCACAGCCAAGCCTGTCGCGCATTTCCCGTTAACCTTTCCGGATGTGCCGACTCCTGCCATCTTAGGCTTCCTCCTGGCGCTCCAATGCCGCCGGATGGCAGCCACGAATATTGCGGCGTTCCGTTACGAGCACGTTTGTTCAGGACCTCGGTCAGTGAGGTCCCGATCGTATCCATCGTCCTATAACGCGGCCAATTCCCGTTGGGCCTGATGCGGTTTATCGCAGTCCACGCGGCTGCCGGCATGTCCCGCCAATTGTCCGAACTGGAAAGCTCGGCGTAAAGAAATCTCCTGAGCAGATTGGCATCGCTTGGGGGAGGCACATAGCCATATCCATTTATTCCGGGACTTCCCTGATCGGCAGCGAATGACTGCGAACGCGCCCGACCTCCATGTTGAGCATCACCACGGCGGGGTGCGCTGTTTATGAGCGCCGCTTGCTCCAACATTGGCGGACGATAGGCCTTGTCCCCGGCTGGAGACTTGAAATTGCGAAACGCCGTCACGTTCTCCGGGATGCCGCTTCCGCTATCGGGACCTTGCTCCAGCTGGAGGGCTGGTCGGCCAGCGGGAATCAAATCGGAAAAGTGGTCCGGCGGTTCGAGATCGGCATCGACGCCGATCTGGTTCAGCCGCGCGCGTATAGCGTTGAGGTCCGCGCCGCGCCGGATCGCGGCTCCCGCCTGATGGATTGCCATATCGCGATCAACGTTAGGTACATAGCCGTCGCTCGAGAAAAGGCGCTGACCGGAGGTGGGGTTCGAAGTTGGGTACCCCGAGAGATAGAAGGAATCGACGGGGCCGCTCTGCTCGCCGGTAGGATTGATCGGCACGTTCGGGAACGCTGGGCCGGGCATCGGCATCGACCCCACGGCCGGCTGCGGCAGTACCTCCGGATACAATTCCCACCAATTCTGTGGCATCGCTCATTCCTCCTGGTCTGGCAATTTGATGGGGCCGCCCCTGTACGAGCGGGGCGATGATGCTCTGGTACCATCGGCAACTATTGCCTTCGGGGCCTGCCCGCGGACGACTAGCCCTGGCCTGCCGCCCTTGCCGCCAACTCAACCCCCGGCGCCACGGCGGCCACCTTCGCGAGCGTCCCCCGCTCCGCCTCGATCCGCGCCGTCTCCGCCTCGAACCCCTTGATCTCCAGCGACCGCGCCTTGAGCTCCAGCTCCCGCCCCTTCAGCGCCGCCCCCTGCTCCAGCGCGTGGATCCGCTGCTGCGCCTGCTGCAACTGCTGCCCCTGCTGCTGGATCACCTGCATGCCCTGCTGGATCTGCTGCAGCAGTTGCGGCGGCACCAGCGGCGGGCCGCCGCCCTCCTGGAGCTGCGGCGGCAGCAGCAGCTTCAGCCGCTCGCCGATCCGGTCGGCAAGCGGCCAGTCCAGCGCTTCGGCATAGAGATCGCCGATCAAGGGCGCCGCCTGCGGCACCTTCTGTATGAACGCCTCCATCTGCAGCGCCGCCTCCTCGCGGCGCGTCGTGAACGACGGCCCCGACGAGACGGTGAGATCGTACTTGCCGGCGCCGAGATCGTAGATGCGCGAGACGATCCGCCCGGCCTCGTCCGTCTGCTCGGTCACCGGCTGCCCGGTCGGCGCGACCTTGACCGCCGCCGGCGCCAGGTCCTCGCCCAGGATCCGCACGATCCGCTCGGTCCCGTACACCTTCGGGATCAGGTCGAGCAGGATGCGCCCGCCATGGCGGATCGCGCGGCTGAGATTGTCGATGAAATGGAAGGTGGAGACGTCGCCCTCGCGCTGCCGCGCCAGGATCGCCCGGCCGCTGGTCTCGTTGCTGCGCGCGCCGAGGCTGGCATCGTAGATGCCGGTGATCGCCTTCATGTCGTCGCTCGCGTTCATCGCCTCCTGCAGCGCGCCCGCCGGCACGCCCGAGAAAGGCTGGCGCTGCGGGGGCGGCGAACCCTTCGCATATTCGAGCTTGGCGTGGCTGGTGCTGTTCGCGCTCTCCCAATTGCGGTCGGCGTCGAACGCGCCTTCCTCGCCGATCCAGGGCGCCTTGGGCGCGAGCGCCACCAGCTCGGTGGTCGTCGTCCGCCAATAGTTGAACATCTGCTGCGCGGCCTTGGCGTCGCGGATCAGCGAGCGGAACCAGCGCTTGCCGTCCTCGTCGATCACCTCGTCGCCATAGACCGGCACGATCGGGATATATTTCCCGGCCCAGTCGACCGTCTTCAATATCTCGGCGCCGGAGATGATGCGCTGGGTCACCTTCCAGCTCTCGGTCTCGCGCGGCGCCCCGACGATCCCGATCCCGGCGGCGAGCAGCTCCTCCGCCCGCCGCTCGACCTCCTCGAGCCGCTCGACCGTGCCGTCCGAGAGCGCGACGATCGCGCTCCGCACCTTCTCACGCGTCCAATATTCGGCGACGGTGACGTCCTCGCCGTCGAGCCAGTCCGGGCAGTCCCGGAAATCATGGTCCCAGTCGACCTTCTCGGCGTCCGGATATTCACGCTCGAACTCGTCCTTGCCGAGCGTGGTGACGATGAACGCCACGTCCCAGTCCGAGCTGTCCGCCGCGGTCGAGCGCGGGTCGCCGTAGATTGTGAACGGGTTCGCCACCCGCTCGACGACGATGTCCTTCTCGAACGCGTCGTCCGAGGCATAGACCAGGTTGTAGCGCCAGAAGCCGAACCCCTGCCCCACCGCATGCTCGATCGCGGTGTCGGTGGCGACGTCCGCGTCGGACGCGGTCTCGATATTGCGGATCAGGCCGTCGAAAATCTCCGCCACCCTCTTGTCGGCGCCGCTGTCCTGCGGGTGGACCTTGACGCTCGGCTTGTTCTGCCGCGCGTCGTTGACGACCTGGCGGATGAAGGCCGGCATCTTGTTGAAGGTGAGGCACGGCCGGTTCTCGATCTTCCGCTGCAGCGCCATCGCCGCCGGCCATTGGTCGCCGAGCCGGGCGAAGCGCAGATCCTCCCGCGCCTCCTCCTGATTCTGCCGCCACGCGTCGCGGCAGCGCGCGAATTCCTTGCGGGCGCGGGCGAGGAGGGCGTCGCCCTGAAGCTCGTCTTCAGTGGCAGTAATTTCGGCATTCGACTCGCGGCTCATCCCATACACCCTTCCAGCGCCGAGCCTTGTCGAACCGGCTAGACACTTTCTAATTTTTCGAAATGAATGTGATCATCACTGGAGGGCCAGGGGTGTCGACGGGATCATGTTACAAGTGGGTCGTATCCTTAATGATACCCCTGACATTCATTCCTGTGAGGAAGATCAAGAACAGTCCGAGGAGACCCGAACCAACAACGCCGTAAAAGGCCATGTCAGCGTAGCCTTGCCACTGGCCCATGATTTGTGGCGACGTGTGCGGATCTGCAAATGCGATCGTCTGTTTGGCGTTCACCCAAAACCCGGCCAACCATCCACAGAATCCCAGGGAGGCAGCCGAACCAAACTGCAGTCCACCGAGAGTCCATAGTTCTCTTGAGGTTACAGGAAACTCCTTCATCTCGCGGACGCCCGGCTTTCGATTAAAGCCACTGGTGCCTCCCCTAGGCGAGCGCGGAGGCGATGCTGATCCCGGCGGGGTACTAGCCATCGTGACCCTCCCCGGTGTCGTGCCTGAGAAAGGGATTCAGCTGTACTAGAGGGGGCGGTTGGAGCGGTGGCAATAGCCACTGGATGCCGAGATTGGACGCAAGATATTGGTCGAGATAGCCGCAGCGTTGGCAGGTAACCATGACTGTGGGAAAGCGCCAATGCGGATCGCTCGGGTTCAGCGTGTCCGAACGATTGCCATTTAACTGTGGGATAATGAAATAGGGTCCGAAGCCACACTTGGGGCAGGGCTGCCGCCCTCCTGCCATGCTCCAGAGTCTCTGAAGATTGGCATCGATCCTCGCAACTTCGTCTTCTGACAGCTTTCCGTCCGCAAAGGGCATGATTGATCTCAGCTTGGAAGAGAGACGCCAGTCTGCCCCTTACTCTGCCCATTGTGGAGTCCCCACGGAGTTTGCTGCTGTTGACGATGGCGGGAAACATTTTTCGCTCACCCCATCCATCCTCCCTCGATGATCGGCCGGTCCCGCACCGGCTTCGGCTCGCGGGGCCGCTGATAGGCGACCGCGCCCAGCCCGAAGGCGTCGGCCGCGTGGCTGGCCCAGTCGTGCGCCGGCCCCAGCCCGATCCCGCGCGCTTCGTCCCTTCGCTCGTGATAGGCGCCGAGCGCCTCCAGCCCGGCGGCGCATTTCGCCTCGTCGAACCACATGTTCGGGAACAGCCGCCGCGCCGCCTCGATCCGGAAGTTCGCCGCGCCCTTGCCCTGGTTGCGGATCACCTGCACTGCGAAGCCCGCCTGGCGCAGCGCGCTCTCATAGGAGGCGTCGTGCACCCGGTCCGCGGTCGCGCCGTCGTGCGGCAGCACGCAGAGCGCGGCGCCATAGCCGTTGGCGCGCAGCCAGGCGACGTGGGTCGCCAGCGGCTGCCCCTGCGCCTCGTAATAATCGAGCCATCTTATCTCGCGGCCCACATATTGCGCGATCCAGATCGCGGCCGCGTCCGCCTTGGCGCCGGTGCCGCCGATGTCGAAGATCGCGCGCAGGGTCATCAGCGGGTCCGCCCGCACCCGCCCGATCCGCCCGCTTTCCCGCGCCTCGGCGAGCTGGGCCGCATAATAGGCGCCGGCGACCGAGCGGGCATAGCCGCCCTCCCACACATGGTCGTACTGGTCGGGGCTCATCCGCAGGCAATCCAGCCGCTCCTGCTCGAGCTCGGCGGTGAACCACTTATTGTCCGACCAGTTCGCCCGCACCACCACCGCCCCGGTCGGCAGCTGCGGCCCGCGCAGCATCGCGTCGACCGGATCGGTCCGGTGCCGCGGGTTCCAGGCGAACCAGAGCTCCGAGCCCGGCGCCCGGATCGTCGGCCGCAGCAAGGCCAGGCTGCGCGGCGACAGCGCCTGCGCCTCCTCGACCCAGGCCCGGCCGAACCCCTCGAGCGACTTGATGCTCTCCGCATTATGGTCCTGCATGCCCTGGAAGATGATGATGCCATCGCCCGGCGTGCGGATCGCCTCACGATAGATCTTGAAGCCATGGGCCTCGCCGAGCTTGTACTGTGCGAGCTTCGCCTCGATCAGCCGTTTGGCGCTGTCCCTCAGCGAGCTCTGCACCTCGCGGATGCAGACGCTGAGCAGGCCGCGCTCGCAGTAGCTGTCGTCGATCAGTTTCTCGGCGAAGAAATGCGACTTGCCGGAGCCGCGCCCGCCCCAGGCGCCCTTGTAGCGGGCCGGCGCGAGCAGAGGCACGAACACCCCGGCGGTCTTCAAATCGAGGGTAGAATCAGGGGTAGACAATGGTCCTCCTGATCTCCGTGATCGCCGGCTGCTCCGCCTCGCCGCCGGCCGCCTGCAGCGCGATCAGCTTGGGGTAGAGATTCGTGTAGAAGGCCTTCTTGTTCTCCTCGCTCGCCTTAACCCACTCGGCCAGCGCCGAGACGCCGCCGATCTCGTCGAAGGCGAGCGCGATCGCATCGCGGGCGGCGGTCGCCCGCGCCGCCGTTTCCGGCTTCGCTGCGGCGCGCGCCGGCGCGCGCCGCTTCGGTCGTGTTGCGGCCATGGCCTGCGCTCCCGGGCAGATCCCCGCCCAAGCGGAGAGGAGGACGGAAAGACAAGAGAGGGGAGCGTGCCTCTCCTCCCCGCGCGGAGGAGGAGAGGCGGCCGGCTCAACTCTGCGTGCCGACGACGGTCCCGTTGGTGTCGGAGGTCGGCTCGCTGGTGTTCACGCGCACCTTGCCGGCGCTGTCGGTCCACAGATAGCCGAGGCTCGGATGCCAGAGCGGGTTGCAGAAGTTGGCCGCGGCGCCGGTCGCCAGCGCGCCCCCGACCACCGCCGCCCGGCCCATATAGACGTGGCTGGCATGGCCGCTGCGCACCCGATAGCCGCTCTGGTCGGTCGTGGTCGCGTCGGTGGACAGCTCCAGCGTCGGCACGTTCTCATGATCGTACAGATAGACATTGTAGAGGCCGTTGCTCAGCCCCGAGGCGCTGGCGCTGAGGCCCGCGTCGCTGACGCGATAAGTCACCCATTCGCCGGTCTCGACGGTGCCGCCCCCGGCGCCCGCATCGAAAGCGAGCCGATAGGGCACCCGGTTGCCGCGCAGCGTCGGCGCCAGCGTGACGGTGCTGCCCGAGAAGGAGAGCCCGGCTTCGAACGGGATGCCGTCATATTCGATGCCGTCGCCGGCGAAGCGGACCTGCCCCGAATAGCCGAAATTGTGCCAGACGACGTTGCGGATCCGCACCCTGTTGGCCTCGGTCGAGAAGGCCTTGGTGACCTTGAACGCGGTATAGGCATTGTTGTCAGCGGTCGCGCGGACGAAGACGCCGTCGATGTCGACGCACTGGAGCACGCCGGCGCTCCCGTCGAACTCCATGCCGACCTGGGCGACGTTGGCGCTGCCGCCATTGTACATCTGCAGGTTGCGGCCGACGAAGTTGAAGCAGGAATTCACCAGCAGGCTGCGCTTCCTGTTGTTCTCGAACGTGGTGTTGATCAGCGTCGCATTGGCCGGGCCGCCGCTTTCCGACGGCAGATAGAGCCCGACATTCTCGCAAAGGCTGAACGCGCTGTTCTCGATCACCAGCACCTGGCCCTTCCAGCGCATGCCGCCGCTGCCCGGCGTGCTCGAGATCGATGCCGCGGTTCCGCAGGACTGCACCCAGACTTGCTCGAGGCCGAGGAAGCTGACTTCGTTGTGGCCCGAGGCCGGCTTGCAGTCGATGCCCCAGCCGAGGCAATTCAGGATCTGCACCTGCTCCAGCTTGATATAGTTGGAGCTGTCGACGTCGCCATTCTCGCACTCGATGTTGATGCCGTCGCCATCGAAATTGTAAATGTTCATCTGGCGCAGATGGACGTCGTAGCAGGAGCGGAGATTGATGCCGCCGGTCCCCGTCGAACTGCCTTTGTCGATCGTGAGCCCTTCCATCACGACGCCGAGCAGCGCCTTGAAGCTGCTATGGTCGTTGCCGCTCTCGATCTTGAACAGGAAGTTCTCGCCCGACGTGTGGACGTAGCTCTTGAAAATGGTCGCGGCCGAGCCGTCGCCGCGGATCCAGATGCCCGGCGCAAAGTTTCCAAGCCCGAAGACCGAGCTGTTCCACGCGGTGCTGCTGATCGTGATCATGCTGTAGCAGCGATAGACGCCGGCCGGTACGTAGAGGCCCTTGCCCGCTGCAAGCGCGGCGTTGACCGCCGCCTGGATCGCCGCGGAATCGTCGGTGGAATCGTCGCCGACCGCGCCGTAATCCTTGACCGAGATGAACTCGCGCAGCTTGTCCTGGACGGTGCGGAGCACGCCGGGGCTCGGCCGGGAGAATCCGACCAGGCTGCTGCCGTCGCTGGCCGCCAATTGGGTGTCGGTAATGTACATGGTTCAGCTCCTTCGCTTGTTGAGGGATGGCGCCGCGGCACGCCGCCGGAAGACCCGGGGGCGGGGCGATCGGCTGCGGAAATCCCGCCGCGCACGCGCCGGCCAGGTCGCGCTGGGAGAGGGCGACACGACGGCAGTCGGGGGGCGCGGCGGGTCCGGCCTGCGTTCGAACCGGGCTCATCGCGCCATCCCTGGCGCGGCCCGTTCTCGCCGCCGGAATCAAAAAGCCCGCTGGCGATCTGCCGCGGGCGCAATTCGAAGCATTGATTTCGTCCACAATAGCCGCTGCCGCGCAGGCATCAATCGGCCCGAATTAAATATTTTTTCGCGTTCCGGATCAGTGCTTTGCGCGACACATGCGTGCAATGGAACCGCCCGCGGCTCGCGCTTTTCAACCGGCGAAGGAGAAGTCCATGAGCAACTGGCTTGGCGCCGTCGTCGGCGCCGCGATCGACCGGCGGGACGGGGACAGCGGCGTCAAGGGCGCCATCCTCGGCAGCCTCGCCGAGAAGACGATTCGGGTCGCGGCGCCGCTCGCTTTGACCTTCGCGATCGGCTGGGCGGTCCAGCGCGGCGCCCGCAAGGCGTGGCGAGCCTGGTCCGACCGGGAGGCCGGCCCGCCGCGGCCTGACCGATCGCCCCTTCCCCGGACCCGCCTGTATCGGGCTCGAACCGCTCCAACCTTCGTCCTGAGCCCGTCGAAGGACTTCCTTTTTCTTCTGCTGCAAGGAAGGAAAGGGCTTCGACAGGCTCAGCCCGAACGGGCTTAGGAGTCAAACCGTGGCATCTGCGATTGCCCTGTCCCAAGGAGGAGCGCCGCCCGGAAGAAGGGCACGCTCGCCTGCGCTCCGAATAATCTCGGTTAATGTTCTTTTCCCCGTATCGAATATCCTCTTGGACTTGGCCCGAGTCGGGGAGGCGAAATGCCGTGACATTGTACCGTCTCTATTCGTTGCGCGGCGCGCAGCTGGTGGGCCGTGAGGAAATCCTCGCCGAGGACGACGGCCGCGCCGCTTTGGCGGCCAGGACGTGCGGACGGGGCGACCATGTCGAAATCTGGCGGGGCGACCGCAAGGTCCGGACCGTAGTGCCGCTTAACGCGTTCTGACCTGCCTATGACCTTCGATGGCGATCCCGCCGACCCGGCGCAGGTGGAAAGCTGGCGCCGCGAGCGCAACACCCTGCTCGGCCTGCTCCGCGAGGCCGAGAACGGCCACCGCGCCAGGCCCGGCTATGACGGCATGCCGCCGGACCTGGTCGAGGAAAGCCTGCGCGCGACCCGCGCCAAGCTCGCCCGCCTCGAAGCCCTCCTGGCCGCCGCCGGCGAAAATGGAGAAAGTCATCCCGGCGAAGGCCGGGACCCATGAACACGGAGAAAGCAGGCTCAACCCTACCGATCAGCCCGACCGGATAGAAACCCAGTCCCCCCAGTCCCCAGTCCCCAATCCCCCTACCCCGCCCTCAGCATCAGCTCCGTCAGTTGCGTCCGGGTCAGCTTCCCGCCCAGATGCATGTCGACCGATTCCATCTGCTCGCGTCGCAGCCTGTGCTTGAGCTCGGGCATCGTCCGGCATTCGCCGGAGCGGGCCAGCTCGAAGGCGCGCTCGATCGTCGTCGGGCGGAGATGCCGCTCCGGCGGCGCGCTTGCGGAGGCTTGCAGGTCGGTCGGCATGGCCAGTCTCCACCCCGCCCCCGAAGGGGATTAGGAGCGCGGGCCCCGGCCGGCCACAATCTGGATTAGGAAATGGCGCCTTTCTCGAGGCGGCGCGCCGGACTGCCGGTCCGGCCCGCCGTCCGTCCGTTGCCGCGCCGCGGCCGCCGCCCGGCTGCGCCGTCCGGAGGGACGCTCGCCGCCGCGCCGGCGCCGCCGTTCTTGAGCTCCTCGATCTCCTCCTCCTCCAGCTCCTCGATCCCGGCCAGCTCGTCGCGGGCGCGGCGCGAGGCGATCAGCAGCTCGTCGAGCTTGGCGTGGAGCGCGACGTCGCGGCGGTGCGCGTCGCGCTCCCGCTCGCGCTGGCTGTTCAGCACCATCTGGGTCAGCGTGATCGCCATGATCG